CTACGACCCGTCATTACATCGAGCACGGCAAATGCCTGATCGGTGTGACTCACGGTGACAAGACCAAGGACCCAAGCCTGCCCGGGATCATGGCAACCGAAATGCCTGAGGCCTGGGGCCGGACGAAGTTCAGGCACTTCTGGCGTGGACATCATCATCATGACAGTGTTTTGGAACTTAATGGGTGCAAGGTCGAACAGTTCCGGACCTTGGCGCCTGGCGATGCCTATGCTGTTGGCCACGGCTACCTGTCAGGACGTGACATGAAGGCTGTTGTATTTCACAGAGAGTACGGAGAGCAGGCTCGATTTACATGCGGAATCGATGTTCTGAAGGCTGCGTAAAAGTAGTAGAGCGCAGTAATGGTAATGACAATCTGGGCACTACTGGTGCCTAGTATTGTTTACTGGTTAACACTTTTTTACCTGGATTTGCGAACCTTTATGTTATTCTTCATTTACAGTCTCAACAACAACAACAACAACAACAACAACAACAACAATAATAATAATAATAATTCAAGGGCAGCTTATGAAAGAGAGCATACAGACACCGGCATTACCAGATAGACCTAGTTGGAAGCTGCGCCGAGTCGCTATCTTCGGCTGGCTCATTTTCTGTGTCATTGTCTCCTTGTACGTGATCATCTTCGGTGATCCGACCAGTGAAATCCATGACAGCGCTCTATTTTGGGCCTTCAGTACCGGTGCAGCCACGGTATTTAGTTATGCTGGCTTCGCTACCCTTGAAGACATCAACCTCAGCAAACTCATCACAAGGAAAACCTCATGATCGAGATCTGGATTGCCCGGCTTGTCGCCTGGGTCAGCAAACGTTTCGTTCTGCTCGGCAGTATACTAGCCGGTGTGGCTTTCCTGATTATGGGACACAAGTACAAGGTCCACAAGGCCAATAAAGAGGGTGAGGAAACAGGGCGTGAGAGAGAACAGGCCCGGGTTGTCATCGAAACCGAAGTGAAAACCAGGCAGATCAAGGAGAAAGCAGATGAAATCATTCAAGAAGTTGACCGCGGCACTGCTGATCTCGATGATCTTCGCAAGCGGATGCGCAGTTCAGCCTCCGATTCAGATAATCAGTAAAGAATGCCTGTGGGCGCAAACATTCGAATGGACCACCGCAGAGGCGGATGCTCTATTGGATTGCTGCCCCCAACTGGCTCGGAAGCTTCTGGAACACAATACCCTGAAGGAGGAGTTGTGTCGGTAACTCCAGAAGAGCGTTTGGCTGCCATAGAGGCAAGCCTCCAACAACTATTTGTCTACATCAAGGAATCCACCGATCGTGTCAATAACATCGGTGAGAAACTTGAAATCGTCGCCCGCCTGGAAGAACGCTATCACTCCGTGGATCACCGAGTGAACGTATTAAGCACAACCCTCGAAATGGAACTCGCTCGACGGACCCGAATCGACGAGAACCTGTTCGACCGGGTCCGGATCATCGAGAACCAGTCAGGTCTGAATACTCAGGCCTATGGATTGATGGTAAGGATCGCAATCCCGGCCTTTACCACACTGATAGGAGCTCTTGTCACCTACCTGACAATGGAATACTGATCAAATAGCGATCGGTGCCTTAATGCCGGGGTATGGCCTGTACCCCGTTAGAGCAAAATCAGAAATCCTGAATTCCTCCAGACGCCAGACATGCGGGTTTAACCGCATGGAAGGCAGCGGCTGCGGCACTCGTCCCAGCTGAAGTTTCACCTGATCCATGTGATTCAGGTAGATGTGAGCATCCCCGATCGTGTGAATCAACTCGTGTGGCACCAGGTCGGTGACCTGCGCCACCATCTGCAGCAGCAGGGCATACGAGGCGATATTGAACGGCACACCCAGGAAGCAATCGGCTGAGCGCTGGTATAACTGCAAGCTGAGTCGGCCGTCGGCCACCCAGAACTGGAACATGGCATGACACGACGCCAGGGCCTGATGGCCCCTGGAAACGTTCTCCTGTGGGCTCAGGGACTCGATTGGAAGCACGGAAGGGTTCCAGGCCGACACGATGTGGCGCCGGGAATCAGGGTTATACCTGATCTGGTTGACCACACGTCCCAGCTGATCGATTTCACCAACATACGGATCCGGCCATGAACGCCACTGGGCGCCGTAGATCGGCCCCAGCTCACCAGTTTCATCGGCCCACTCATCCCAGATCGAAACGCCATGTTCGTTCAGGTATTCGATATTGGTATCGCCACTGATGAACCAAAGAAGTTCGTGAATAATGGATCTGAGGTGCACTTTCTTGGTCGTGACCAGCGGGAACCCGTCCGCCATGCTGAAACGCATCTGGTGGCCGAACAGGCTAATGGTGCCGGTGCCGGTGCGGTCTCCTTTATGAACACCTTCGTCCAGAATACGTTGAAGCAAGTCGTGGTAAATCCTCATATTTTGTATTCCTTTTGTGAAAATTTTCTTGAACTTTTGACCTGAATCATGGTAAAACGGATTTCCCACTTACCCTCAACCGGACCGGAGCAATGGGTAATAGCAACGTACATTTCGAAGACGCACAAGAAGTTGCGCGTAAACTAACCCACATGCAGCGGGAAATGCACACCCAGATCATGACCGAAATCTGGGCTGAACTGGAAGCCCAGGCACTGGAAAAAGCCGCCAAGGAAATCCAGAGCTCGGAATATCGGGCCTGGCTAAATGCCCGGGCTGCCGCGGTGCGGGTCGGTGCAGCAATAGCTGCTTGATCCAGGAAGCCTCTCCTTAAGAGGAGAGGTCCTCTTCCAATTGCTCCATGGTCACAGAGCCGTTGTAGATAGCAATAAGACCCTCTGATGGAATGGAATCTCTATCACCTGTGCGATATTTCTGCCCGTCCTCAAATATAGCTGTGTAGTGATGATGCCACCGCCAGGTTGCCCTGATTTGTATGTACAACTCTCTGAGTTCTTCGATAGTCCACTTCATTCAATTTCCCTTATTGGAATGTCTGCCTTCAAATCCTGAAGACGTTGTTGTCGATCACGTAATTCTGCTTCACAGCGGCCATCCTTAATTTCCTGAAGTTCAGCAAGAGCTTGATCTTCCCACTTGGATAGCTTACTAGAAACTTGGTTATAAATAAGTCGTTCCAGTATACTAATACTACTCAAGTCTGAGAAGAACAATCCAATTAAAGCTATTCGATATTTTTGTGGTTCTTCAGCTGCGATACTTCCTAGAAGCTGAGCTATATGATCATCGTCGGCCTGAACACACATAGTACCCCTGGCTTGAGCTCTGTCACCTTCAGAGGCAACAGCAGAAGTTACGCCGATCTCTCTGAATCGTTTCTTTGCAGAGTCAATCATCTTGCGATCATAGTTCATAGTGTGTTTCATCTCCTTGGCAAGCCCGCTGATGATTTCATCATAAGGTTAATCGAACTCTGAAACATATTTTTTCTTGTGTTTACGAAGCATAACGGCAACCTTCAGACTAAGAACTCGAAATCTGAAAAAGGACCGGGCACGGCGGTTGAACTCTTCTTGAGAAAGGGGTAGAACACTTGGCTGAAGTTCTATACGTTCTCGTGTCATTTCTATTGTTTCATCGTGTCTACTGCTCATTGTTATCTCCTTCGTTGCTGTTAAAGTGACGTTCTGCAATCTTGGACTCACCGTCGCAATTGGCGCAGTAAACTGCATCAAATACTTCAGCGAGAACCCACTCTTGCTCGTCCACGTCCCAGGCTGCATACGCATCCTGTCTGACATCTTGACTACCACACCATGTGCAATGCATGAGAGTTTTCATATTGTGCTCCGTTAGGGATAGAGATAATTGCTGGTGAGCTCAACGGTTCCATCATCACAATGGACGCTGTAGAGCAATTGCCCGTGGTAGCGGGCCGACCACGCAATGCAGTGACGACCGTCTCGGGGAAAAGTGGCAGTTGGTGGGGCATAGGATGCCGGGGGAGTGGGCTCATGAGGTAGTTTCTGGAGTATGCCTGAAATCCACCCTAACGCAAAAAACAAACAACACGCAAAAACCCAAAGGGGCGTAGAGCCTTTCATGCTGCCTCCGCACAAATCTCAAAGTGCTCGTCATGCTTTTTCCGAACCATCTTGGTTGTCAGATCATCCAGATCAGAAACAACAAGGCTATGACCAGTGTCATTGTCGATGACCCACTCATCACCGAAATGCTTGATGATGCGGTGACCCATTGAGCTAAGAGGCTTGAGTTTGATTGTTTTCATCGTTGTTACTCCTAAACCAGGGAAAAATGATTGCCGCGAATGACAACCAACGGAAAGTAATCGTCAATACCTCTAGCTTCAAAGGTATGAGCCTCATCAGCTTTAAGCCTGGCAAGGCGAATCGCCTGATCCATGTCTTTTTCGTCGATATAGGTACCGAAGATCTCGCACGGACCTTCAGACGCATCACTCATGTAGTCTGGCAACGCCAGGAAAATGGTATAACCACTCATCGTTGTTCATCCCTTTGTTTGGTTTCGTCGTAGCACTCGCAGATATACTGGTGTGCAGCATCGGCAACCACACTTGCCAAGAATGGTCTTGGAATGTGATCGAATTGCTTGAATTTCTGGTGGACATCATTCAAAGCATTTTCAACAATAGCTGTGATATCCCGAACTTCTTTACGGTGTTTTTCGCTGAACATTATTTCTCTCCACATTCATTGACCGACTGACGGGCAGCCCCGTTAGGGGCTGGGGAGTCAGGCGGGAAAGATAATACGTAAAATCGCAGTTACTGCATCATCGATGGCACCTTCAACCAGATTGAGATCATAGGTATCGGGTAAACCTTCCAGATAACTACGAGAGTCACCCTCAAAGTCAAAGCCTTCACGGTGGAGCCGGATAACAGCAGTTCGATCGAAGAGCATTCGAATGGGTTGAACCTCTTCAACGAAGCCACCATCACTGATTGCGACGTGTGAAGCTTTAACTCTACGACACTCCTCTGCCGTCATTTGTCCGAAGTAACTCTTGCCATAAAGCGGTTTGAGAATATCTTCGGACAGTAGGATCATAGCCTGCCGCGGGGATAAGCGCCATTTCCCTTTCATCAGCTTCCTGGTTGGCATTTCCTTGGTTTTACGATCGGTTGCCATGTCCCGGAAATCCTCGACAGGTAAGCCAAAGTAATCGGCCGATGCCTTGTAGAGTTGCTCTTTCATGGCAAACTGCTGGAAGCCATACGGCTTGAGTCGTTCAGCAAGAGTGTCCTTGCCACAGCCTGGCGGACCGTTGAAGATGACTGCAAGCTTATGCATACCTGATAGTCTCCTTTTTTTTGTAAATAGGGACGTTGGCTAGCGCATAGGCGATGTCCCAATACAGTTGATGGTACTTTTCCTTATGTGGTTTGATCATTTTTTAAGATCTCCTTTTTGAGCTTGGAAGTCAGGTGCCGGATCTCAGCTTTGCTGATGTTGTTGGGTAGTGTGAGTTCACTTGCCCAGGATGGCCAGAAGATTGAGAGCTCGGCGCCAAGCTTGACAGTATCGTGCTGGAGCTCTGGCAGTTCCTGCCATTGCATAGCTCGTATCAAATGGCGATTTACCCACTCCACGATGTGTACATCGTCACGAACGACGAGATAGATAGCATCGTGGATCAGGCCGATCGGAAGGATCGAATCCCAGTATGAGCTCTCCCAGACTTCTTTCATGAACTGGTTAAATGCCCGATTGGTCAACAGACCATAGGACTGACCCAATGCATTGCCAGCAGTCCTGGCCTCAGACTTTGCCTCATACGGATTCATCCGATTGTTGCGGAGCGTCTTATGCAGAATTGGCGTCCGAACTCGCAGGCCGAATGCACAGGTAACGTACCCGCACTTGGCAGCTTCATCCAACCGTGCCTGAACCCACTCATCGGAAACACTGTAAAGATCGTGATAGCTCTTTTCGATATGCTTGGCTCGGACTTTATCCCAGCCAAGGTTCTTCATGAGGCCATGATACGTGCCACCATAGGTGAGCAAGAATGTTGGTGCTTTTGAGTCCTGACGGATCTCCGGATACTTTTTCTTGATGCTGTTCACCGACTCAGGCGTTTCGATGATATCTGGTAGATCATCACCGAAATAATGGAACGCTCTGAGACAGTGGCCGTCGAACCCGTCGATGTAGATTTTCAGCTTGTTAGGATCCCTGGTTTGCAATGCAGAGACATAATCTTCCAGCGAGTTGAAATCAGCACCCACAAACAGCCAGCCAGCAGGAGTCTGGAAACAGCTTTTGATGGCCTTGCCGTAAGTAGAGTTGGATGGAAGGTTCTGCAGATTTGGGTCAGAGCTCGAGAGCCTGCCCGATACTGTGCCACCCAGATTGAACGAACCATGGAGCCAGACCGTGTTTTCCTGACCTTTGGAAATGGCCCGTTCAAATGCTGGAATGAATGAGCTGAGAATTTTCTCGACTTCCGAGTAGTGAACCAACGCATTTAGTATTTCCAACATCTCTTGGTCTTTGCTGTGGTGCAGCAGTTTCTTGAGTGTCTTGGCACCCGTTGACGGTAACTTGGTGTCGGTCAAATCCAGCACTGGGAGTCCTAGTTGCTGGTACAGCAGCTTGGTAATCTGTGTCGGGCTGTTGGGATTAAATTTCACGTCAGCAAACTTCGACAGCGGATGTTGTTTGATCTTCAGCTTGGCATTGGCTGCTTCCATGGCTTCACGCTGCAGCGTGTTGTTGAGTGTCTGGACAGCTGGCGAATTCTCCAGCGTGTTGGTATGTTGCTTGAGCTCAGTTTCGAGCTCGTGTTTGACTTCCTGCACCCGTTTTGGATTCAACGGCATACCCGTAAGTTCCGTCTGGATCAGTGTCCGCAGACTCGGCAGCATCAAGTTGTAGTAGATATCTTTCTGCTGGTCACGAACCATGGCTGGAAAATGCTTCTTAAACACATACCAGGTCGACAGTCCATCGATCAGGTTGTATTCAAGGAGTTCATCCTGCTCCAGCTTGGTGATGTCTTTGACATTTTTGCCCCAGTTACCTGCGAATTCGTGAGCGATCGTCTTGAGGCCCAATTCATTCCCAGCCGTGGAGTTGGTCGCCAGGTACGTGATCACCTTGGTGTCATGGAAACTCCGGGTCATGATTCTCAGACCTTCGAGCATTCCTGCGGTATCCAGCAGGCTCTCCATCCAGAGCTCACAAATGAGCACTTTCAGGTCGTAATTAACATGGTGCCAGATCAATTCGCCCTGATATTCAGTCAGGAAACGTTTCAGCAGTGCTCTGACCTCAGGATTGGGCACCATTTTGGCTCTGACATTCTCACAGCCCGGGATCTCGGTCTGTAATTGCCGTTCTCGCTGCGTCAGCGGCTTGTAGTCGACGGGAAAGGCGATACCCTCACCCATGCCCCAGCAAAAGGTGATCGTGCCGATACCGGCCTGCTCAAAGCGTAGTGAGGCGCCCTCGATGTCTGCCGTGAGCATGCCATGGTCGTGCAGCCGGGTCAGTGCTCGGTCGATTTTGTCCAGATCAGTCAGGATTCGGCACTTCGACAGGTCCACCCCGGGTTCCACGTAGGTCTTTTGGCGATGATCGGCCAAAGCTTCAAGAGACTGCCGTAGCTTGGTCTCGTTTTTCGGGTCGTACATCAGTGTTTTCTGGTTGATACCCAGTGTCACAAACAACTGATCCTCGTAATCCTTCATGGCAGTGGGCAAAATGTAGCCCAGGTGAACGGCTGCC